ATTCCTTCGATAACTGATTCGCTAAAAAACGTATCTAATACAAAAATATTCGCCGACGACTGATTGATATTCACGCCAATTTTAACGCGGTTTTTTATTAATAACGTTACCGCCTGGCCTTGCTCATTTTCTACAAAAACGCCGTTTTTATATAGTTTCAAAATGCCGTCAAAAGTAGCCGTGAATGTAATTATATCGGTTGGCAATATCTCAATATATGCCACGGTTTCAACTAACGTGTCCGAAATAGAATTTCCGAAATAGACGGCATAAACATTTTCAATTGCGGCCGGCCTGAACCTGGCGACGTAACTTCCCGAAATATCTTCTGCATAATAACCAACGTCGATAAAATCGGAATTCGGCCCCGTTCCTGGCTGCAATAATTTAAACTGAATACCGCGCTCGCGCTTGTCTATGTATAAATCGGCGTTAGTAGTAACAAACGAAACCGACGCGGACGACGCTGTTATCGTTCGACTGGAATTCGTTAAAACCGGCGTTCCCGAAACTATCGTCGAAAATGAAAACGGGATATTGACCGGCGTCCAGGCAACCGATGAAAAAACACCGTCCAAACCTGGCGCGCCTATTTCTCCCTGTGTCCCTTGCTCTCCTTGAATTCCTTGCTCTCCTTGAATTCCTTGCTCTCCTTGTATTCCTTGCGGCCCCTGTGGGCCGGTATCGCCTGGCGCCCCTGGCGCTCCGGGTTCCCCATCCGCACCCGGCGCGCCTGCTACACTAATATATATAATCTTGTCGCCCATCACTCAACCCCGCCAGGTTTTAAACACATAATGCCATCGATAACCCGCTCGACGACGCCGTTTGTATATGTAATTTCCAACGCATAATACGCTGCGTAACCATCCGCCACGATATCGACAAACCCTTCGGTAGTGTATTCGGTAACGGTTCGCTGTTTTATGCCTGTTACGTCAAACGCGGCCGTTTGTGCCGCTGTAAAGCGTAAATCTATGCGACCCGATGCGCCTGTAATCGTTATCCCGTCGCCGCTCGATATTTCCCCGACCAAATCGCCGTCGACCGCTGTTCGTATCGATAAAACGGCAGTCGCGCCAGTTATGTCTATCGGTTCTTTTGTCACGATATCGGCAAAAATAATCGCGCGAAACCAATCGGCGCCTATTGACAAAATAAAATCGGAACGACTGCAAATCATAATAACTTCCAAATCGCTAAACGTGACGACGGAACGTTCGGAACGCCCGCCAAAACAGGGTTAAAACCTACCAACCCGCCGGAATTATCGCCCGATGAATCCCGTATAATTTCAAACGTCCACGTTGTCGCGCCGGTTATATCTGCCAATACTGACGACGTATAACACACTGAACTATCGGCATCCGCTAATAAAACAACCGAGGCCGACGCAACCGCAACGCCGTTTTCCTTAAATAGAATAATGACTTTCGAAGTATCGGTCGCACCTGTACGGCCGAAATTTAAAACCATGTGGATAAAAAACTGGCCGGCGCCCAAAAAATTGATTTTTCCGCGATTCGCTGGCGTTGCGTTTGCTGCGCCTAGTACGTTGACGGATGCCGAAAACGCATCGGTAGCACCGAAAATAACTTGCAATGGTGTGTCTAGTGCGGATGGGTTTTGTGTTGTGTCAAACGAAACATCGATTAATTTTGTTAAGCTGGCCCCTATCTGAACGTAACGCGCGTCCATTTGCGAACGTTTTAACAACGAACCCGCCGCGTTTTCGACGTCATAACCTGCAGCATTACCCAACAAAACATCGACGAACTGAACCGAAAATAACCCGCTTGTCGCCGTTACCTTATACGAACCGCCGTCGGCATAGAACTCCGCCAAACCTCCTGCCGTTGCTGTAAACGGGTTCGCCTTAGCGGTTCCCGTGTCATCGGAATAAATAGCCGCCAGCGAATTATCAGACATTTTTCGAACGGTTATTATTGCGCTAGCTACTATGTCGCCTGTGTCGGTAGTTATGAAACGCTGAAAAATACTTTTTGCCATGATTTCACCTGATTTTTTTTAAATTTAACAAAAACGCTGACAAACGTCACGCGTTAATCGTTCCCCGAATATCCCCTTCGCCGCCGACCCACTCAATTAATGTGCCGCCTGATTTTACCGCATAACCGGCTTTTCCCTGATAACCGTCACCGCTAACGCCAATAACTCCAGGCATTGCAACATCACCTCCTTTGCTGCCTGCCTGAACTCCTGACGTAAAAAAATCACCGCCAGCGCCGCCTAGCGTGTAGCTGCCTGGCTTTCCTGGCGAAAATGGAAACCCTGTATTTTCAATAATTCGAGAAGAAAATAGGCTTTTTTTACCTGCCCCGCTGCCACCTCCAGCCCAGAACCCACCAAAAACAAAAAACGCCAACGCTGACTGACCGCCGCCACCGCCGCCGCCAATCATGCCTGAATTTTTTATTTTTATCGGGTATGTTACATCTAACGCATGACCACCGTCTCCAGCAGGTATTGATAAAAACGAGGAAATGTCATTAAGATCCCCTACCGCATGACAAGCTCCAGCCCCGCCATGCCCTAAAATCTTCGCGCCAGGCTCAATTTCTAGCGTAATACTAACGCCTGATGGCCAATCTCCTGTTTTTAATGATGTTTTGCACGGTGTCTCGAAAATATCGCAAAAAACTGGCCCTATGGGCAATCCTGACGTCGGCTCGTAATAGGTATCACCATCAACTATGCCAGCCGTTGCATGATAAGCATAAAATTTATCATCTGTAAAATCTCGTCGCGTTAACACTGGCAAATTAAACGTGTCAGTATTAACAACTGCAAAATAATTCCAGGCATCCTCTTTATATGCCAATGCAAAATCAGAATTATACGTCCCTGAATCTGAACCAATAGCAACACCGGCCGCAATAATAAACCGAATTTTCATGCCCGCCTCTGGCGTTATCTGTAAAAACTGCTCAAACACGGCCCTCAAATTAACATCGTCCTGGTCTGTCGACAAAATAACCGTTAATTCGTCCGGTTCACGATACGACGCGCCCAGGTATTCGATTGCCGTATATGAAAAAATAGAACCTTGAACCGTTTCCGACGCGCTGGTTATTTGCATCGGGACATCGACCGGGTTTCCGTAAAAATCGACCGCGTTTCGGTTCTGAATCGATATAAAATCAGCCAACCACAACGCCCCGTCTTTAGCGTCCAGCAAAAAATTAACTTCGCGCGGTATTGCCGAATAACGGGTTAAAATTCGCCCGCCTAGTTCGACCGCTGCGCCGCCGTTTGCGCCTGCTATCCAGCGTGAAAAAATCGTTTTTATCTTCGAAATTCCGTTCCGTTCGGCGGTTTCGCTTTCCAGGTCGGCGACTATTTCCAACGCTGCATAATTTTTAGGTTCGTCTATTTTTTCCGTCGGGTCTAATTGCGCGTAATATATCCAGATTTGTGTCTGTAAATCGTCCGCCCTATCTGTCCAAGTCGTCGAACCTTCCAGCAAATTCGAAAAATCAGTTAACGATTTTACCGGGTCGCCATCGGCTTGCCTAACTGCGCGCAATTTTAACAACGATTCGCGGTCGTCCCAAAATAGCGTTAAGTACATTTGCTCGCATATCTCCGAAATCAGCGTCGAAACACCCACCGGCGACGTTAAAATCGTGTTATACAAACGCGGCAAATACTTGTCGGCCTCGATAACCCACTGGTCATAATCGATATATTCCGGCGGAACACCTGAATAATTAACCAACAAATCGAAAATTATATCGTGCGGCCGTTCGCCAACCGTCGGGCCGTATATTTTGCACAACTGGACAACTGATCCGGCTTCCTGTTCGTCGGCTAACGTGTTGTTCTGCGCCCTGGTTAGCGTCATTACATCGGCAACGCGTGTAAACGCGATAACCTCGCGGCCGATGCGTATTTTTCCGCTTGCTGGATATTCCAGATTACCAACACCGGCCGGCGTTAGCGTTAACGACGTCGCGGCCGCTGAAATAGTGGCCAACAAAACGCCCGTCGATGCGGCAGGCGCTGTCGATTTTTCATTAGCTGCCAGGGTTAACACGTCGCGCGCCTGAATACTAACCGACCCGTCGTTCCCTAAACCATTGAATGACGTTATAAAAAACGTTCGTTTAATCTGCGTTTCTGTGTCGATATTGCCATCGGCCCCAATGAACCCCGTACAATATCGTATTACCCTGTGCATATAGTACGGATTACGCGCCCGCCATTTCGACCAGAACGAACCGACGGTTAACGGATTATAATTTCGGCTGGATAAATACGGGTCGACAATGAAATCGGACGACGGCGCATCGGAAAACGAAACTGACAGCGAACCGCGCGTCCCTAATGCTGACATATTGCTGTTTCCGCCGCCGGGATTTAATTTTGCCGCGCCAATGCTGGCCGATTCCAACAACGGAAAATAATTGTAATCATCCGGGACGTTCGACTGGTTATGACAAAAACGCAACGTTTTAACGCTGTCCTGTAGATAATTCGCCGCATCCTGACACGTTGCGCGCGTATTAAAACATTTTTCAGTTACTCCACCCGATAGACTGGCGGTACACGGCGCAACGCCATAGACACGACTACAGACTGGCTGGTCAATTTCCACCCATTCGAACGGACGGCGCGCACCGTCTGAAAATTTATTCATCGTTAAACCCTTCCACATTCATGGAAAATTCCATTAAATTGCGAATCCCCATATTCGACGGCCTGATATCATCGACGGCCCAAATAAAAACCGCCTCGTCTGTATATTCAAACGGACGCCACGCGAAAAAAAACGGCTTCGTCCGCGCCGCCAAAATAAACGGGTCTAAATATTTGCGCACCCAATCGGCGGTTAAATTTTTGACTGATATCGACCCGGTTAACCCCTGCGATATCAACGACGCGCCGGCATACTGCCCGCCCTCTGTTCTATTCCGTAAAACATTCGATTTCCTGGACATCGTTAACGGCGAATAGCCGCCATATATTCCGCGCTGTAGCTGTAACGATAAACCAAAATAAACGACACCAATCGACGGGACTGTCGAATCCGAGCCGGTCGCATATATACGCAACCGCCAAACCGCCGCCGATTGCGTGGCGAAATTTATCATAATGGAACGATTATTCGTCGGCACGATTTCGCCTGCCTGCGTAAACGTTGCGCCATCATCGTTCGAAAATTCGACAATCAAACCACAACCCGACGTCCCTAGCGTATGCGCTGCTATTCCTGCGTAGTTAATACCGCGCGCGCCCTGGCTTAACGTCATTTGCAACCATGTGTCCCCGTCAAGTAATAACGGCTTCCAACGCTCCGCCGTCAAAACGTTCGACACGTTAACCGCCGGAAAATCCGGGTTTTCTGTGCTTGCGGATATATTCGCCCGGTTCACATAATTTTTATAACCGATTCGGCCATGATTTAAACCGCTTACGGCTGCGCTGGACGTGTCAAAAACTAACGCGTCCGAATAAATTATCGACATATATCAACCCGCCTTTAAAATTCCGCCGTTTTCCTGCGCGGCGTTTATTATATCCAATATTTGCTGACCGCTAAAAAACTGGCCCGGATTAATTCCACGGACGGTAATATTTTGGACGTTGTTACTGCCAGCATTTCCTGCGACGTTCGTATCGGTCGGCAACGTCGGCGCGGACTGAGCAACCGAACCCGACGGCCCACCGCCGAATGATTGCGACCTGATATTTTGAATCGCCGATAACCCTGTCGCTGCAGCATAGGCAACCGCTGGAATGGCCAACGGAAAACCCAACGCAACGCCGGCCGCTATGCCCTGATACATCGAAATAGCGGCCGCCGATAGTCCTAATTTTTTCGAGATTTCGAACTGTTTTTTGGATCCTGTAGACAATAGATTGCCGATTGCCGAAATAGCGTTCGCACTGGACGACATCAACGCCTGATTTTTTGCCTCGTCGATTGCGCGCTGTTTGTCCGCTGCTTCCTGGTCTAATGCGACAATTGCGTCGTTATATTGTTGACGCGCCTGGATTCTTAACGCGTCCGCCTCTGCTTTTCGGCCATCCTCCGCCGCTTCCCATTCGGCAATAATGGCCGCTTTTTCTGCATAACTGTCATTTAACAATTGCGCTTCGGTTTTGAACCCATCGCGGACGGTTTGCAATTTTGCGTTAATAACTTCGGCCGCTTTCGCTTGTTCTTCGGCCTCTTTCCTAGACATTTCGGCGCGCTTTTCGGCTAATGCGTTGCTGTCGTCGGTAAATTTTTGCATGGCCGCCAATTCCATTTCCCGGCCTTGTGCCCTGGTTAACTGTCCGCTGGCCACGCCTTCGGCGATTAACGCGTTTTGATTTTTCAGCGTGTCGGCTAGTAGCTGTTCTTCGCTTTTGTAGCTGTCGGCCAATGCTTGCAATTTTTTCGCCAGGGTTTCCGCCTGTTTTTTGGCTTCCTTGTCTTGCTCCGATGTGTCCGGCGAACCGCCGCCACTTTCGGACATGATTTTTTTCTGTTCGGCCGCCGCTTGTGTCGCTGCTTTTTTAGCGTTGTCGACGTAAACCTGGAATTGTTCGGACGGCAACGGCGTTTCCAATGCTGCGACCAAACCGTCCTTATAGTCCTGCGTGATTGCTAAACTTTCCGCGTTAAATTTTTCTAATGCCTGGACGCTTTCGGACAAATCAATACCCGGTATAGCATCAATACCACGGATTAACATTTCTACCGCGACCGTCGCCAGATTAATAGGGTTCCTAAGGTAAACCATAATCGAATTACCAACGGCCGACACAACACGCATAAACCCGGCCATTGCATCCGCTAAAAACCCCACGGTTTTAATAGCGATTTCGACGGCTAGCTGGATTTCGTTACCAAATCCCCCGCCCTCTTTTGCGCTATCGAAAAACATATCGCCTACGGCCTGTATATACGGCGCCAACTGGCTGGATAATTGCTGGCCTACGCCCTGCGCCGCCACGCCCAATAATTTAATAGAATCCTCTGCACCGCCAACCGCCGCCGCGTCAATTTCGGATATATTTAACCCTAAAACCTGGATTTCCTCCGACGCGCGCGCGATTGTTTCCGGCGACAATGCGGACATGGCTAACGCTGCACCCTTTCCGAATAATTGTTGAGCGGCGGCTGCCTGTTCTGTTTTCGGGATATTCTCTGAAATTGCGGTATTAATAGCGGCGAACCGTTCATCCAACGGCATCCTAGACAAATCGGCAACGGACAAGCCTAAACGGTCGAATAATTCGGCCGATTTTCCCGACCCATCGGCCGCGCTTGCCATCTGTAATGATAATTTTTTGGACGCGCTTTCGAATGTGCCCTGAGATATTCCGGCCAAATCCGCCGCGCGTGTCATGGTAGCAATCGACGCGGACGTGGTAGACAGCTGCGCCGCCAGGTCGGACTGTGCGTTTATTGCGTCAAAACTGGACTTAACGAACGCGACGGCCATCGTTGCCGCCGCTGCGCCTGCAATTTTCTGCATGAACTGCAGCGATTTCGACGTCGAATCGGTAGAACCGCCGAACCCCTTAACCTTGTTCGACGCTTCGGCCATTCCCGAAACTAACCCGCTAATGTCTGCGCCAAATCGTAACGCGATATCACTGTCGGCCATTTTTCAACCCTCGGAATTTTTTAAACTATTATACAACGATTCCCATTTATTGCTTTCTGGAACGTCGTTTCCGATTGCCTTTAATTCGTACATCCACCAAAACGTCGACGGCGTCATTTCCCAGAACTCAACCGGCGAACACCAACCTGCCCCAACCGCCGCGAAAAATGCGTTTTTTACTAGCTTCTCCGTCGACGGACTGGCGGCTTTTTTTGTGCGGCGTCCGCCTCTCCTGTTTTCCGTAAATGGTCGACAACTAAATCCGGCGGCGTCATTATCGCCAGCAAAATATTAACCATTTTCAGCATTGAAACGGCCGCGTCGGTACGCTCAAAAAGGGACGTATGAATTTCGCGGTCGGTAACACGGCAACCAGCGAAACGCAACGCGCACCCCAACGCCATCGATGCCTTGAACAACGGCGGCCCTGCTTGGTTTCCTAATTGTGACAATGTAATAATGTCCTCAACCTGCGCGCCTAAGCGCATCGTGTCAGACTCTTTTACCGTGTATTCCTTGCCCTTCCACGTCAAAATAATATCTTTATCGCTCATAAAACAACCCCACCGACCACACGCCGGATTATAAGTTAATAAAAACGCAGGATTAAGGCGTGTAAGTGTATTCGCCGGAACTTTGCAACGTGCCGCTAAACGTCACCGCGTCGTTATATGTTCCCGCCTCTTCATACGTCGTTAACGCGAAATCGCCAGCAATAATCCCGCCGTTCGGGTAAACGATTGTTATATCTGTTAGCAGTATCGTGCCTGGCGACAAAATCGCGGCGCGTAATGTAGCGTCATCCGTCAAACCTTCGATTGATAAATCGATTGATTGCTGACCGACTATCGACAACAACGTACGGAAACCGTCCGAATCATCGGTCGTTATGTCGACCGGCTCGTTGTTTATCGTTACTGTTTTGGTGCGAATGCTTGCGATAGCTGTCGCGCCTTTTTTAACTACTAAATTACGACCTATTGACTGCGCCATGATTTTAAACCTCTGTTAACTGTGGTTTTGGTGTTTTAACAACTATTAATTCGAACGTTTGCGTTCCGTGTCGCGTTTTTCCATCGCTGTCCAGGAACGAATCGGACGTTAAAAAATGAATATCGACTAAATCGTAGCAATAAACCGTTATTTTTGCACGATGTAATACATTATAAATCTGTCCTTGAATCTCTTTTAATTTTTCCCGTCCGCGCGACCTATCCCAAACGTGAACGACGCACGACAACCGCGCCCCGGTCGATGTGTCTGTGTCATATTCCACAACGTTCGCATCGCCAACCGTGACATATGGAAACGCTGCAGCCGCTCCGCTGTCGATTGCTTGCGGCGCGTCGTCATAAACTCCGTTTATTAATTCCGCCAACGGTTCCGAATTTTTTAACGCCTCAAATATTGCGCGCTGTGCATATAATTCAAACATTACCGAACCCCGCGTTTCGCGCGTTTTTTCTGTTCGCGTTTAACTAAACCGATTAATTTTTTGGAAAACTGTTCTTCCATAATCTGTTTAATTTTCCCCTGGAATTCTAGTCTAGCCGGTTCAACGAATGGACGCGCCGTCATTCCTGCATTTTGTTTATTTCGTGCCGTCCCGTGCTCAATAAATCGCCAGTAAAACCCGTCATTTTTAACGCCGCGACCCTGCGCGAAATAACTTTCCGCGACTGGCGAATTTTTCGGCGACTTGCGTTTCCTGGTTTTAATAGAACGTTTTAAATTTCCAGTGTTGGAAAATTGCGCGACGCGGTTTTTTATTTCCTTCGAAAATTCGGACGCCGCGCCATAATTCGCGGCTATTGCTAAATTCTGCGCGTATTTCGGGCCTATCTGTTCGAATAGCTCGGCGACATCCGCCAGCCCTTCGGTTTTAATCCCTGTAAATTTCGCCGGCATTATTGCGCGACCCCGTTTTCGGCGTCGATTTCCAGATATAAATCACGACCGCCACGCGTCAAAATCGCCCTGATATTGAAAGAAACCCCATTCCATATAATACGGTCGGACGGCCTTAAATCATTGCGAAACCGAATAACGAACAAATAGGAAACGCTGGCATTAACCCGCGTTTCGCTTGTAAATTCGTTTCCTGATTTCGGCCGGACGTGCGCCCATATCGTCGCAACGTCGACCAGTGACAAATCAAAACCGCCAGAACGGTTCGGCGTTTCAACTTCCCGCTTTATCGTGATTCTCTTGTCCAGTTCGCCGGGCCGATAATTAGCCATCTAAAACCCCGAATGCACGACATACGGCGCAATCAATGCTCTGAAAACTGGCATTTCCAGCAAGTTAACCGGCGTTACTGCTTCGCGGTTTTCGTACATTGCGCCGATTAATAATAAAATCCACTGTTTCAACGGCCCCGGTACGTCCTCCGCCGTGTCGCCATATCCGGCGACATACTCGACAACCGCGTCGCGCGATAACATCAAAAACGAAAAATCGTTCGTTAAAAACACGGCGTTTTTTATAAGGTTCTGACCTAGCCGGTATTCATTAGCCGCTAACGTCGTTTCTACCTCGTCGGTATCAATAATTTTCACGCTTTCGATACTTTGAACCTGATTTAATTCGAGCCAAAACGGAAAACACGCTGGGCCGTATTGCCTGACAGTTTGCGTAATCAGTGCGCGGCCGGCCGTCTGTTCGCATGACTGACGCGCTGCAACGATTAACGCTTCGATTAATGTGTCGTCAACCGTGTTGTCGTCGTCGATGCGCAATTGTAAACGCGCTTCGGCTAGTGTTATCGGTTCAACGGCTGGCCCTGTTATAACCTGGTACATTATTTTTTAGCCTGTTTTTTTGGCTTTGCTGTTTCAACTATCGGCGCCGGCGAATCCTGTTCGCTTGCTTCCTGTACTGCCAAACTGTCGCCGCTGCCTGATTTAATCAACGCGTCGGCCTCGGTTTCTGGTAATTCTACAAAATCCCCGGCCTGGATAACTCCGGCGCTGGTCAATGTTTTCGATAAAATTCTGATTTTTTTATCATATCCCACCAAAATAAAAAAATAATTGCGGCCCGTTTCAAGGCCGCTATTAACGCGATCATTATGCCGCGCTGTTTTGGTAATACTTCAAGCCGCCGCCCACGTCGGTATAGTTACCGCCGGAACGTGCAAAAATTAAGAAACCAACCTGGCCATTTTTGGCATAAGCGGAATCTGTAAAACGTAGCATTTGCATTTGCAACGCGTCGCGCACGATGTAAAACGAAAAGTCTCCGAATAATACGGACTTCGCGTTCGCCGCCATGACTGCGATATCGTTGTTGATAACGACTGGATAACCCAGAATCGTATCAGGAACCGAACCGCCCAAACCGGCATCGCCTGGCATAAAAATAGGACGGCCTGAACTGTCCTTTATTTTCTTGATATCGCGGAACGATGCGTCGTTCATCATAAACGCGCATCGGCCAAGTTTACGATAGGCAACGTCGACGCTGTGTTCCAAATCCACCAAATCATCAAATATGATGCTGGTCGTCTGACCAGTAATGCCAACCTTGCCGGCTGTGGCTGCAGTCACTACGCCGCGCGGCGTTGCTGAACCTGAACCCGTTGTAAACTTGGTGTTCGTGATACGACCGATACGGCTAACCAAACGCGTATTAATGAACGTTTCCAAATCGACGGCGCTATCCTGCAACAATTCAATCGGAACGGTAACTACTTTCGAGCTGAACTTATAGGTATCAACTGCAACCGCACCGAATGAAATACCCTCATCGCTTGCCGCTGCGTTTTCTGCTACCTGTTCGCCGATTTCGCTGGTTCCGTTGCTTGTCGGGAACGACATCGGGTTTCCCATTTCCGTATTGATAACGGTAGCAACTTCACGAACGCCGCCGTAATTTTTCAACGCGTCGGCTACTGTTTGCGCTACTTCTGTAGCTACTGTATAGCCGCCCTCACTTGGTGTTGTGGTCGACATGGTCGCGCGTACTGCTTGCCATTCGGCCGCGCTGATTGCTGCGTCGCCGCCGCGTAACCACTTGGCATGAATAGCCGCAATCGGCGACTTGCCTTGTTTAACCAAACGGTCGGCCGCTTCGATTAAGCCGGCGTTCATTTCGTCAACGCCGAATTTTTCCAAAAGTTTTAAATCGCGGTCAACTTCGGCTTTGTCTGCGTCAATGGAAGCCATTAACGAATCGTATTTCGCCTGGCATTCGGTATTCCATGCTGCGCCCTGGTTATCGTCCAGTAATTTGCGGACTTCTTGCGCTTTTGCGGTAATTTGCGCGCGCAATGCGTTTAATTTGCTCATTTTCTAACCCTCTTGATTTTAATAAATGCCATTGCGGCGTTTTCTACCGTTTTAAAGTAGTCTTTTTAGCATAAAAGCGCAAATTCAAAATTGCGTTTTCGCTCCTGTGCTTTAATTTCTGCATCCTGTTCGTCGACGACAACCGGTTCGATAACAGGTTCGGGTTCCGGCTCAACCTGGCCAATATCCGGCGCGTTTTCAAACGCCGACAAATCCCATTTTATAGAATTTTTTACTGCGTATTCCATAACCGAATCGGCGAAACCCTGTTCGACGGCATCGGCCGAACCTATCCAGGTTTCCGCGTTCATCATTTCGGCGATTTTCTCTTTTTCCTGGCCGGTTTTTGCGACGTATGTGTCGGCCAATGAATCGTCAACCTTCGTTAATACGTCGATTTTCTGCGCCAATTCTTCCTTGTTTCCCCAGGTTAACATCGACGCGTTATGAATCATAAAAAAACCGCCAGGCGCGATAACTACTTCGTCGGCCGCTATTGCTAGAATACTAGCCGCGCTGGCTGCTAATCCGTCGATGTAGGCTATTACTTTCGACGCGTGGTTTTTAATAGCGGTTTCCATAGTGCGCGCTGCGAACACGTCTCCGCCTGGACTGTTAATTCTCAAGTGAATAACCGGCGCTGATAAACCGTTTAATGTTTCAATAAATTTTTTAGAAGAAACTCCGCCGCCCCATTCGGCCTCCCAATCGTCGCCGACAATTTCATCGTAAACGTAAAGCGTGGCTTCTGTGCCAGCCTGGTTCGTTATAGCCTCGAATTTATTTTCGCCGGCTAATGCCCTGAATAATAGTTTGTTTCTCATGTCGTCGGCCCTGCTGCTGTTGTCGCTGTTGTTAATACGTCCCCGCCAGGAACCGGCGGTAAATTTTCCCACTTGCGAACCTCGTTAACCGTTAACCAACCCGGCTCACCGGCCCGGCCTAGTCCTATGCGGTACGAATCCGACCGGGTTTTTATATCGCCACGTTCAAGGCCGGACGTGTTAAATTCGCCAAAAATAAACGGCGAAAAAATACACTTGCGCGTTATTTCCTGTTCGAATTTAATTAAAATTCGCTGTAGTGTATATTTTACGAACCCGATTCCCATCTGTTCGACACCGGTTCCCCAGGAACTCGATTTTTCTGTGTGCCCTATCATGTACGGCGGAACGCCAAATATACGCGCGATTTCCTCGACGCTGAATTTTCGCGTTTGTAATAACTGCGAATCCTCCGCCGTCAACGTTATTTCCTGCAGCGTCGCCCCGCCGGATAAAACAACGGGTTCGAACGACTGGCTCAAACGCCGGGACGCTGCAAAATTCGATTTCATTAACGCGACCTGGTCGGCCGTCGTCGCGCCTGGAACAACAATCGCCAAGTCGGACTTGGCGCCGTTGCGAAAATATGCGCCGCTGTAATCTTCGGCCGCCTGCGCTGTTCCGGCTGCGTTTTTCAACGCGTATTTAATAACGCTCATTCCATTTAGGCCGTTAAATCCAACGCCAGGAACGTGGATAACGTCGGCTTGGTCTAGCGTTTCCGTAATTTTTCCGGCCTTGATATCATACGCCAAGCCCTTATCGACACGGCGAACCGTCACCGAATCCGGCGCCAATAATTCAAACCCGATTATTTCGGCGCTGTATTTGTTCGGACGTAAAATTCGCGCGTATGCGTCGCCTTTCAACAATAGCGACTTGACTAAATATTCCCAAAACACGGCGGCTGTTATCGCCTGGTTCGGCTGCATATTTAACAAATCGGTCAATGGCAAGTATATTTTTTTTCTGTCGCCTTTCTGGTCAACCTGGAAAAAATTAAACGGCATCGATGCAATGGATCCGCCGATTAAACTAACCGACGCAAAAACCGGCGACAACGACATCGCGGACTTTTCGGAAACTGCGACCCCGGCCGCCGACATAGCACCGGCGCCCAGGTTAAAAAAATCCGACGACGAATCGCCGGAATAATAATTGTTATTATGGATAACTGGCGCGGTCGGTTCATTAACGGCCGGTTCGCTTGCGGCTTTTTTTCTATTAAAAAAACTAAAACCAGACTTTGCCATTAACTCGAACCCCAAACCATCGGCGCCGTTGCGCCATTATTTCCACCAACAACCG